TTGACATCGTGGTTTCTTTGGGAGATGGCATTTGGGATAATCAAGTCACTTTTGAATCGCCTTATGATGTCGCCGTTTCTGGCGCATTCACTTTCCTCAATGAAACTGGCAGTAGCGTTACTTTCTGGAATACCGAACCCTAAACACACCCACAACTCGACCATGAAAGCCGCCCCAAAATCCACCTCGCCCATCCGTCCCCTTTTCCAAGCTCAATCGCTGGATGTCACGCAGCTTAACAGCAAAGCCGACTCAGCCCTACCTCCAGGCTTCAAAGTCGAACGCATTCACCCTGAAGGCTACGCGGACCAAGTTTTTGAATGGAATGGAACCGCCTGGGAAGATGCCTTGACATTAACCGAAGTCACCTCAACGGGCCTTAGCGGGGTCATCCGCTTTCCAAACCCGTCTTCCACTGACATTGACTTCACCTGGTAATCTCACGTTGCCTATGACCACCAATCACACCTACGAAGTCTTAACACTCCTTTCCGCCGCCCTCGCTGCATCCGGTGCTGCCGCAGTAGCTTCCCACCCAACCACCGAAGCACTTACCTCCGCAGTCCTTTGGTCCGTCCTACCCCTCATCGGCGCGACACTTATCTCCGAAATGTCCTTCCTTCTAGGCTCTGTTGACGAACCTCGCAAACGCGTTTACGGCAGAGCACTTGGTGCAATCCTCTTTGGCGTCGCTGGTCCTCGCCTTACCATCTACTACAAACCCGACATCGCCGAGCTCATTGACGATCCAATCATCCTCATCGCCGCGGGTGCCGCATTCGGTCTCGTCGGCTACGCAGTAATCGCCACACTCATCAACTGGGTTATGATCAAAGCGCCAAGCAAACTTGAAAACCGTCTCAACAACCTCATCCATGAAAACAAGACCAATTCTTCTGACGACCCTCCTACTTCCACTCCTCACCCTTAACTCCTGCACAACCGTCACCGAAACTCGCCCAGACGGCACTGTGATCAAAACCGAGTCAATCGACAACGCCACTGTAAACTCCGGCCTCGTCCTCACAAAACTCCTCATTGACTCAAACAACTCCAAATAACCCTCCTGTGACCACCAGCCTTAAACTCTACAACCACGCACTCGAAGACTTCGGCCTTTCCGAGATCTCCGGCCCTGGCTCCAACGCGCGTATCAAAGCCGCCATCACCCTCGCTGCCGACTGGCTTAACCCAGACGACTCCAAAACCGCCTGGTGTGGCTGCATGATGGGCTTGTGGTTCACCGAGCTCGGGCTAAAACCTGTCGACGAATTCTACCGCGCTGCCTCCTGGAAATCCGTTGGCAAACCTATTCTTCTTTCCGAAGCCCGCCAAGGTGACATCTGCATCCTCTCACGCACCGGTGGCAAGCATGTCGCGCTTTTCTCCAAACTCTCCAACGACCAGGTCTTCCTCCTTGGAGGCAACCAACATAACTCCGTAAACATCTCGTCCTTCCACAAAGATTTCGTTGAATCCGTCCGTCGTGTGGATTAACCAGCCTAACCCATGAACCCTTACGAGGATATCGCTACACTTGAAAAGCTCCGTCGGCTGAAACAGCTGAAACGGGAGTCTGGACTGTGTGGTTATAGTCCTCATAAGAAACAGGAGTTGTTTCACTCGGCTGCGTGGGCGGACTTTAGGTATCTTCGCACGGGGAATCGGTTTGGCAAGTCCACCGCAGGCGCTTGTGAAGATGTGGCATTTGCCCTTGGTGAACGGCTTTGGATTCCAGAAGGTGATGCTAGGCGTCGTCTAGGTATCCCGAAACGCAGCACCAAAGGGCTTATCATCGTAGCCGATTGGGACAAGGCTAGGGAGATTTATACTTCGATGGAAGAAGGTGAGTCTCAGGGAAAGATCTTTCAGTTTTTGCCGCGTTCGTCCTTCCATGACGTGCATAAAAATCAAGCTGGTGAAATTGACTGTATTATGGTCAAGTCTCTATGGGGTGGGATTTCTCATATTTACATCGACACGGTTAGGTCGTATATGGGGAATCCAATGGGGCAGGAATCCTCTCACTGGGACTGGATTCATGTTGACGAGCCTTGTCCGAATAACATGTGGATTGCGAACTCTCGCGGCCTTATCGACAACGATGGCAAAGCCTGGTTCACCTGCACTCCCATCGCCGAACAGTGGATTAACGAACTTTTCATTCCGCGTTCACGACTCAAGGAAAACTTTGAAAATGGCCAGGAGTTCACCAAAGACGAGCTGAAAACCTGGGTGATGACAGGCTCGACGTATGATAACACAGCTTTAACACAAGCCTCCATCCGCAAATACATCGCCCAGCTTAGTCCAGATCAAAAGGCTTCACGCATTGACGGACGTCCTCTTGGTATGCAAGGTGTTGTCTATTCTATGTTCGACCGCACGAAACATGTGTATGACGAGCTTCCGCATGGTTGGAAAGACTTTGATGAACCGCCAGACGATTACACCATCCGCGTTGCGATTGATCCCCATGCAAGAACTAACCATGCAGTGCTGTTTGCTGCCACGGCGCCAACGGGACAAACCTTTTTCTATACAGAATACTTCCAGCATGTAATGATCGACGATTTGGTTGACGTTATTCTTTACAAACTCAAAGGCCGTGTTCCTTTTGTAATACTGCTTGACCGCATTGCTTTTAACCAAGATCCCATCACCGGAGCCACCTGGGCTGATTCGTTCTACCGCAAAGGGCTTATGGTTGTCCCAGCGTCCAAGGAACTAACCCACGGGATTTCGTCAGTCCAAAACGCCTTGGCTCGCAAATCTGGTGAAACACTTCACTTCTGTTCCGCTCTCACAGAAACACTCTATGAATTCGACTCTTACATCTGGGACCCAAAGCGCGAGAACAAACCGAAAGACGCTAACGATCACATGATGGAGTGCCTTTACCGCCTTGTCCTCAACGGACTTACCTGGTCCGAACCAGAACACAACACTTCCTTCAATCCTGGCTCACTTCCACTTACCGGAGAACTAACCTTTGAAACCTCAGACCAACGCCACTGGTTCGAGAAGAAAGCTGCATAAACTATGCTTAAAGACCTTCCAGCCCGGCTCTCCGCCGAAGAACAAGACTCCGAACTTGCCTCCCTCCGCCAGGACTGTCTTCGCGACATCCGGCTTTCGCGTTCCAAAATGTCCCACTACTACTGTGACTGGGACTACGCTCTTGAAACTTACCAGCAAATCCGCGATGACGACACCTCCGACATCAAAGCCAAGAAAAAACGCGAGCCAGCCAAGCAAACAATCCCACTTACCTACGCCCAGGTAAACACCTTTGTCACCTACCTCACACTTCTCTACACCCAAAACCAGCGCTTCTTCGAATACTCACCCACTGGCACCGATGACTTCGACATCAAAGAAGAATGTGAAAAAATCATCGAGCGCGAGGTCCGCAACGGATTCTCCACTCCCGTCCTAGTCCAATTCCTCCTCGACATCGCCCGGTTTAACCTTGGTGTCCTCAAGCCCTCCTGGCAAGTTCGCACTACCACCATCACTCCTCCTGCATCTTCTCTTTCTTTCTCCACGCTCTTTTCCGACACCGCCGGGCTACAGTTGGTTCAACAGGCTAACGAACAGATTGAAGTTATTATCAAGGAAGGAACGACGGTGGATAACGTCAGTCCGTATAACTTCTTTCCGGATACAAGGCTTCCGCTGAAACGCTGGCATGAAGGTGCATTCGCCGCCGATGAGACGGTTCATCACGTGAGAGAAGTCAAACGCATGGAAGGCGTCGCTGGAGCTGAGTTTCTTTCCGCTTATGATGTTGCAAAGTGGGCGTCGAAGGGAACTCCGAGGCTTGAAGGCCTGGACTCTAAGTCTTCTAACGACGAGGAGGACTTTATGGTTGTTGTGACGGAAATGCAACGGTGGTTGAAGCCGTCTGAATACAACCTATCTTCTTCTAAAGAAGACGAACTTTGGATGATCCGCATTGGGAACGACCAGCGCGTTCTTTCGGCAGAAAAGCTCGAAGACGCCAACATGGGCTTTACATATAAGGTCGCCCAGATGGCACCTGATGAACACTCGAAGCTTTCGGATTCTTTGGTTGCCCTCATTGACCGCTTGCAGGAAACTGTGACGTGGTTGATGAATACCCGCATCGAGGCTGTTAAGAATAATATTGAAAAACAGCTGGTGGTTCATTCTCAGTATGTTGAACTTGAAGACCTTCAGACCCGTTCTCCTTTCATCCGCATGAAGAAAAATACGCCTATCATGGGCGGATTGGACAACTTTATTCAACAGCTTAAAACCAACGACCCGACCGTCACGCATATTCAGGACGCTGATACGTTGATGAAAATGATGTATCAGGTATCTGGCGTCAATGAGAACGCTATGGGCGGATTCCACGGTGGAAGGCGGAGTGCTACCGAAGCCCGGAATGTCCAAGCTGGCTCTGCGGCTCGCATGAAGCTCATTGCCACAAACATCTTCCAGATG